AATGTTTCAAATAAAAGATAAGTTTGTTAAGGCGGAAAGTGCACATACACAGGTGTACAGTGTGCCCCTTCGTTTTGATGAAAAAACAGACCTAGAGTTTCGTGCGATAGGAGATAGCAGTAGTGCAGACATTGCCATCTCCGCAGGTATGGACCTAATTTACATTCAAAATACGGGACCCTTGTAATGGCTAGAAAGAAAGAAAAACCAATACGAAGGACTACTGGTAAGGGCGGCAACTACCGCAAAACCAAGAGCGGTGCGGGCATGACGAAGAAAGGCGTCGCGGCTTATCGCCGTAAAAACCCAGGTTCTAAGCTACAGACTGCTGTTACAGGCAAGGTTAAGAAAGGCTCAAAGGATGCGAAGAGACGTAAGTCTTTCTGCGCTCGATCCGCTGGTCAGATGAAGAAGTTTCCGAAGGCGGCTAAAGATCCGAACAGCCGTTTAAGACAGGCTCGAAGAAGGTGGAAGTGTTGAACATGACTGTAAAACCAATTAAAGCCGCTGACAATTTTGAGGACCTGCGCGTAGAGTTTACGCACTACGCGACACAGCAGACATATATAATTAAGGACATGGAAGACCTTAAGGAAGATGTATCTGAAATCAAGAAAACCGTGTTCCAAGTAAAGTGGGCAGTTTTAGGTGGTGTTGGCGTATACTTGCTACATGCCATAGGCTTTATTGAATTTGTTAAAAAGATACTTTAATGGCGATATCGCGGTCGAACACGTCGAAACAAGTATCGAAACCCGGAGGAAAGACCGTGGCAAAAGACGCATGTTATAAAAAGGTAAAGTCTCGTTATAAGGTTTGGCCTTCAGCGTACGCCTCTGGTGCATTAGCGAAGTGCAGAAAGGTTGGCGCGGCAAACTGGGGTACGGGCGGAAAGAAGAAAAAGAAGAAGTCCTCGACCTCGAAGAAAACTAGGAAGTACTGATGGCTGTCCGCAAAACAAAGAAGGGTGCCGAGCTTCGTAAGTGGTTTGGACAAAACAAGGGCAAAGGCTGGGTTGATTGTAAAACCGGCAAACCTTGTGGTCGTTCGGGCAAGAGTGACAAACGAAGAAGTTATCCTGCTTGTCGGCCAACAAAGGCTCAGTGTAAGTCTGCTGGGGCAAAAACGGCGATGAAAAAGAAAACTTCATCGAAGCGCGTTAGTTGGAAAAAGAAGAAATAAATCAGTGGATTGAGAGCTGGGTAGAGACCTTAGCCTCCGCTGAAGAAGGAGTAAACGGAATACCGCTGTGTCCCTTTGCCAAACAAGCGTGGCGTAAAGGACAGGTGAGTGTTCAGATAGATCAAGATCTTTGGGGTCTTGTTTGTCGTGAGATTGAACAGTTTGACTGTACATATAAGGTTGTAATGTGTGTACAGGAGGAGCCAGAGCAGGATTACTTTGAGTTGGAGGCCGCCTGCAATGCATTGAATCGATGGCTGGCTCATACAGGTAAGGATCTTTGGTTATTGTCTTATCAAGAAGACAAAGCCATAGTGTTTATACAGACGTTATCTGATTTAGATGACTCTGCGGATACTCTTTATAAGTTAGGGTATTATGAAAATTATCCGGCTGAAGATTATCAGCGATTGATCAAACAACGGAGTAAACTCCGAAGGAGATTAAAATGCCTGGAATGATGCGTGGAAAGAAAGCTCCAAAAATGGTTAAGAAGGCTCGTGGCGGCATAATTAAGAAGGCTCGTGGCGGCATAATTAAGAAGTCTCGTGGCGGCATGATTAACAGGAAGAAGTAATGTATGGCAACTTCAGGTTCACGAGATTTCGACTTAGATGTCGCTGAGATTATCGAAGAAGCGTATGAGCGTTGTGGCTTAGAGGTTCGTACTGGATACGATGCTAAGACAGCTCGCCGTTCGCTTAATATTATGTTCTCTGAGTGGGCAAACAGAGGAGTCAACTTGTGGACGATCAAGCAAGGAACGCTAACACTGACCTCTGGTACGGCGACGTACACTTCGGCGAATGGCCTTGCTTCTCCGATGAACGACATCTTGGAGGTAGCACTTCGCAGAAGCGGAACGGATTACGAAGTGGAACGGATCAGCCGCGGAGAGTACTTGGACATTCCGACGAAGACGACGGATGGACGTCCTTCTCAGTTTTATTTTAATAGGCAGACCAGCCCTGAGATTACTCTTTGGCCAACACCAGAAAACAGCACGGACCAGCTTGTGTATTACTACATCACTCGGATTGAAGACGCCGACGCTCTTACAAATACGACGGATGTTCCTTATCGGTTTATTCCGTGCATGGTTTCAGGTCTTGCGTACTACATGTCAATTAAGAAGGCTCCGGAGCGGGTTCAGCTTTTAAAGGCAGTGTACGAAGAAGAATTCCAAAGAGCGGCGGACGAAGACGAAGATCGTGTATCGCTCAAGCTGATGCCTGATATTCAGTACATGAGGCTGTAAAGTGGGACGTTTTGCCTCTGCTAAAGATACTTATGGAATATCGGATCGGTCTGGGTTCCGGTATCGCTTGCGTGAAATGCGAAAGGAGTGGAATGGATTGTTGGTGGGCCCGGACGAGTATGAGGAAAAGCATCCTCAACTTGATCCTCCAAATGTAGGTCCTGATCCACAAGCCGTTCAAAACGCAAGACCAGACAGGACAGAACCTGCGGTAGAGGTTATCCTTGGTAAAGACCCGTTTACTTCTGGGAGCGCAGGTACAGCAACGATCACAGTGCGAGAGCCTGGGCACGGCAGAACTACAGGGAATACGGTTCGGTTTAGAAAGACAGTTGGGTTTGATGGTTTTACGAAGACGCTTTTGGAAAACTCGAGTGGCTATGAAATCACGGTCACCACTTCCGACGAGTACACAGTCGCCATCACAGGAGACACAGCAACAACCGGAAGTCAAAGAGGCGGCGGTGAAAATGCAACTGTCGGCCCAGTCACGGTGGAGGCTTAAATGAGTTTTACATACGCTCAACTAAAGACGGCGATACAGGATTTTTGTGAAAACACAGAAACTTCTTTTGTTAATAATCTACCTCTTTTTATTCGAGCGGCGGAGGACCGAGTATTTCAGTCTGTTGATCTTGAAGTCTTTAGGAAAAACGCAACCTCTGCACTATCTGCTGACGACAAGTATCTTTCCGTACCGTCAGATTTTTTATCTAATTTCTCGTTACAGATAACTACAAGCGGGTCAGAGGACTTTTTACTGATAAAGGATGTTAACTATGTCAATCAGTTCAACATAGACAGCAGTTCAACCGCCGTTCCGAAGTATTACGCATTGTTTGATAAGGACAACTTCATTGTTGCACCTACACCAGATGCGAATTACACCGTAGAATTACATTATTACTATCGTCCAGACAGTCTAACTGCGGGCGCAGAAGATGGCACAACATGGATCAGCGAAAATGCTCCACAGGTGCTACTGTACGGTTCGTTGTACGAGGCATACACTTACATGAAAGGTGAAGCAGACGTACTGGCGAATTATGAGAAACGATTCGTGGAAGGGTTGGCTCGACTGAAAGATCTTGCAGAAGCTCGTGAAAACCGTGACGCGTATCGTGACGGACTACCTACTAGACCGAGGACGTAAACAATGGCTACAACTAATGCGGCAACCACTTATCTAGAACACGCAATTCTAGATTTTTTGTTCAAGAACAACAGTGAGACTTTAGCAAGTCCAGGCAACGACATTTATGTGGGTCTCGCTACCGCCGTTTCAGACGCAGAAGCAGGCACTGTAACGGAAGTTAACACCACCACAGAAGACGCGAACTACACACGCAAGCAGGTCACGGCAGCAAATTGGACGTTGACTGCCGATTCTCAGGATCAGCAGACGATATCTAATGCGGCGAATATCGAGTACGCGGCGTCTAGTGGTATTGCTTCTTATACTGTCACTCACGCGTTTATCGCGGATGCTTCTTCAGGGGGAAACATTTTGTTTGTTGGCGCGTTAGACGCGAGCAAGACAATTGCCTCGGGAGACGCGTTCCGTATTAACACTGGTAATTTAACCATCGAGTTGAAGTAAGGGCTAAAAAATGCCATTGGTTGTTTCTGACAGAGTAAAAGAAACCACCGCTACTACTGGGACCGGCACATATACGCTGGACGGAGCGGTAACTGGTTTTGAAGCCTTTTCATCGATTGGTGACGCGAACACTACATATTATTGTTGCACGGACAACACTGATTTTGAAATCGGCATCGGAACTTACACTGCCTCTGGCACGACTTTAGCTCGAACAACCATTTTACAGTCTAGCAACTCAGACGCCGCGGTAGATTGGGGTTCTGGCACTAAGACGATCTTTTGTACCTTGCCCGCAGAAAAAGCGGTGTATACGGACTCTTCGGGTAATCTCCTTCTTGACGGAGTGCTGGATTCAAACGGAAACAACATTGAGCTTGGGGACTCTTCAGGCTCTTCGGTAAACAGGCTGAAATTTGGCGATGCTGACGACCTTCAAATCTACCACGGTGGCGGGACAATAAACCATATTGTTGGTTTATCCACGCATTCGACTTACATCACCGGCGGGACAGACCTTTATCTTCGGGGCGTTAACGGAGAAGAAGGCGTTACCATTAACGGGAATGGTGCAGTAGAGCTTTTCCATGACAATGTTAAAAAAGCAGAAACTTCTTCAACTGGTATAAGTGTAACTGGAAATGTATCTGTAACTGGAAATGTAGACGGTCGAGACGTAGCAACAGACGGGACAAAGTTAGATGGCATAGAAGACAGTGCTGACGTAACAGATAGTGCTAATGTAGGCTCGGCACTTACCGGCTTTACGACGGAAACCAATTTTGTCGGCGGCGATATTATTCCTGTTTACGACAGCTCTGTTAGTGCTTGGCGCAAAGGTACTATTACAAATGCCGCTCTTGCAGGTCCTACGGGTCCTACCGGGGATGCAGGAGCGAAGGGGCAAAAAGGTGAGGTAGGCTCTACAGGTCCTACGGGTCCTACGGGTCCTACCGGGGATACAGGTCAAAAGGGGCAGAAAGGTGAGGTAGGCTCTACAGGTCAAAAGGGTCAGAAAGGTGAGGTAGGCTCTACAGGTCAAAAGGGACAAAAGGGTGAGCCAGGACCTACGGGTAATACAGGCCCTACAGGCTCTACAGGTCAAAAGGGACAAAAGGGTCAGAAAGGTGAGGCAGGCTCTACAGGTCAAAAGGGTCAGAAAGGTCAGAAAGGTCAGAATGGCAATACGGGACCTACAGGACCTACAGGATCTACAGGGGCCAAGGGTCAGAAAGGTCAGAAAGGTCAGAAAGGTCAAAAGGGTCAGAATGGATCAACTGGTCCAACTGGTCCAACCGGACCAAGCGGAAACCCATTCCCCGGAGGCACTTTTACAGGAAACGTGACCTTTAACGCCAACGTTTACAGTTTAGCCACGTTAGGAGCTTGGTGTACTATTGAACAAATTGGAACGCACTCTTTTGAAAGCAGTGGCCAGCTTAATTGTAGTTCCATAACTGATTCAGGAACAGGCATATCTACTATAGGGTTCAGTAATGTGTTTAACAGTGGGAACTACTCAACAACCGGCGCAAATGATTATTACCAGAATTCATACTTTCAGGTTCAGTGGGGCCAGAGGGGAACGACTAGTATTCGATTAATTAACTCTCCAGACTACAGCTTAAGTTCTTCAGATGGGAAGCTATCCGGAATGATGGCAGGGTACATAACCTAATGAACTGGCGCGGCACTAAATTAATAGATCGCATACGTTGGGCCGCTGAAAACCTTGAGGAAGTAGAGCCTGAGTATTGTGCAGTGTACGAAGACCCTGAGACAAAAATGGCTTTTATTATGACACCATCTCAGCAGTGCATGGCAATGTTGATTTACGGCGGATTGATGCCTCCTCCTTGGGTTAAACAAATGCTCAAAGAGGAAGAGCAAAAGGAGGGGTTCACTAGTCATAGTGATCATGGCAAAGGTCACTTGTTACACACAACGCCTCCTATACCGGCTTTAACGCAAGAGCAAGCAATCGAGTATTTAGTACAGACGGATGTGCCAAAGGAAGCGTGGGACTCTTTAATCATCTGTCGCAGAGATCAGATTAAAAAAGATCGAGAGTTTAGAAATGCATGGCGTGTTAAGCTCAGTGCCAAGAACTCAACGGCAATCGAACACCAAGAGTCTCAAGCGATAGAGCAGTGGATTGACGTTAAAGAACGTGTTTACGCGTAGAGGTTAGGATGCAAGACGTACCATATACTATTATTCAAGACAAAGATGGCAACACTTCAAATCTCAGTGATTTGAGCGCATACCCTAGTGATCGTGTCTTTAGAGAAGCGTGGGTGTTGAATGGTGATGTGGTTGAAGAAGACCTTGATACAGCCAAAGACATCTGGAGAGACAAGATCAGAGACGAGCGAAAGCCTTTACTGGAAGCTCTGGATGCAAAATTTATGAAAGCACTAGAGACTGGTGATACTGCTACACAGACATCAATAGCAACACAAAAGCAGGCATTGCGCGATGCCACGGCAGACAGTGCGATTGATGCGGCTACAACAATTGAAGAATTAAAAGCGGCCCGTCCATCTGCTTTAGATATCCAAATTTAATATGAGGAACCAATATTGGTTTTGGCAAGATGGAATTTCACATGATCAATGCGACGAGATCGTCAGACGGTGTTCTCTATTAAAGTCAGTTAAGGGTTCAACCTTCAACGGAGCAGACGTTGAAGAAAACCCCCACAGAAACTCAACGGTGCGTTGGGTGCAGGATGTTTCAGGTATTAAAGAATTGATTTGGCCCTTCATTTGGGAGGCCAATAGACAAGCTTTCAATGTAGATGTTAGCGGCATCTTTGAAGTACAGTTCACTGAATACGACGCTTCAGAAAAACAATATTACAAATGGCATCACGACATTGATTGGGCCGCAGATACAGGGTTTGATCGGAAGCTAAGTGCTGTCATCCAGTTAACAGATTCTTATTTGTACGAAGGCGGAGATTTTGAGTTTAAGACCTTAAACTCTCCCGACGGGCTGAGAAATAAGGGGGCGGTGATAGTATTCCCCTCTTATTTAGAGCATCAGGTAACGCCTGTGATTAAAGGTAGAAGGCATTCTTTGGTGACTTGGGTAGAAGGTCCTCGCTGGAAGTAGTATGTTACTTACATTTGCGAGCTGACTAAGGCGTTAATGTGAGGACTAAAGTAATTTCAATGCCATCGAGACATGACAGAAGAGTTGTCTTCGAGCAGTATAACTCTCCTGAAGTAAATGCACAGTATTTTCCAGCAGTCGATGGGGCAAAAACCTCTCTATCAGACATTCATGACCAAGGGATGATACTGAACAAAGACTGGAGGGACCCTTTCCTTAACAGGAGACTAACCAAGGGAGAGGTTGGCTGTATGCTTTCTCACCTCTCTCTTTGGGACGAGTGCGCTAAAGGTGATGATGTTTATCTCATCATGGAAGACGACTTTCTGATAGATAAAAACGTCTATGACGAAAAGAAAATCATCGAAGCCGCAGAGAAGTATGGCTGTGTCTATCTAGCCTTTCAAGAAATGGATGATATTCGACCAGAGTCCGCAGGAGAAGGGCTCGTCTTTGTCAGTTATCCGTATTGGTGTTGCGCCTATGCCATTACCCCACGGACAGCAAAGATACTTTCTGTTCAATCTCGACTACATGACCTAATGCCTTCTGATGAAATTATGCCTCTTGTAGGAAAAAATTTATCGTCTAGAGGATTACCGTGGGTGGGGTTTGAGCCTCAAATGGGCGGGCCAAGACCAAAACAAGAAGCTTGGTCGAACATAGACCCGCACACTGACTACGATTACTTTGTTTACGGAGATGTTCATTTCTTGACTGTTGCAACCGACAAAGGCGAAGCCTATAGGTTGACCGAGTCTTGCAATATACAGGGCATCAATATAAAGCTGTTGGGGGATGGGCAGAACTGGTTAGGTGGAGATATGTCTTCTCCCGGAGGTGCTCATAAGATAAAGCTCTTGAGACAAAGTCTTGAGTCGTTACCTGAAAACGATATCGTTGTGTTTTCTGATGGTTATGATTCTTTCATCGTAAATAAAAAAGGCGTAAAAGAAGACATTATTGGTCGATATCTTAGCTTCGGCTCAGACATAGTGTTTTCTGGAGAAAAAACATGCTGGCCTGACCCGTCTCTTGCAGGTCAATATGAAACTGTTGGAGATTACCCTTACTTAAACAGCGGAGGCTTTGTAGGCTCCGTTGGAGGCATCAAAAACTTAATTGATTCTATGGGAGAGTACAGTGAAAGTGATGATGATCAACTACTGTATACACAAGCTTACTTGTCCAAAAAACATGACATCACAATCGACGTAGAGGGGTACATATTTCAAACGTCTTGCGAATCATTATCTGTAGGCAATGGTGGTATCTATAACAATCTTTGTAGCCCCTTAATATTTCACGGCAACGGCGGTGACACGGAAAAGTTAAAAATGCATGAGCATTTTTCCAAAATCTATCCGGATATTAAAAAGCCTACTGAGTTAAAAGGGTATTTAGTTGTTGCTCCAGAAATTTTGGTCAGCACTTTTTTGACTGAGCAACAATGTCAGGAAATCATTGCCCTCGCAGAACATAATGGTCAGTGGGGATCGCTAAGTTACGACAAGTTTCCTGCTCAAGAAATTCGATTAAATGAGGTATCTCAAGAATACTACGATTTGATTGCCGACATGTTTATGACGCGCATAGCGCAGATTTGCGAGGAGTATTGGCATCCAATGGAAATGATTGGTATTCGAGATATCTTTGTCATGAAGTATTCTCGAGAAGGTCAAGTTTCACTAAACCTTCATACCGATGCATCGCTTGTTACCGGGTCTGTAAAATTGAATGAAGATTATCGTGGAGCTGAGTTAGTGTTTCCTCGACAAAACTTTTCAAATATCGATACACAGGCAGGGGATGTTATATTGTTCCCTGGAGAGGTTACACATGGGCATCAATGCAAAGAACTGCTTGAGGGCGTAAAATACTCTCTTACAATTTGGACTAAAAGGTTTGCAAACGACACAACCTGATGTGATGGACGGTTAAAAATGTTTGGTACATCCGCTTTTTCGGAAAAAGCTTTTTCAGATCAGGCTATCGTTCCTGGGGCGTCCGCAAGCCTTGAAAGCAGTTTTAGTCAAACAACCGCGGGAAATGCAGACCTTAGCGGTGTTTTTGATGTTATTGGCACCTTTAGTAAGGTTGGCGTTGGTAGCGGAATATTGGTCGGCGTTGCGGGCGTAAGTGCCAATTTTACGCAAACAACAGACGCGTTGTACCTTGCAAACGGCGTAAGCACTCAAGACTTCAGCTTTACGCAAACCACTACAGGCTCTAAGGTACTGATTGGTTCTTTAGACTTGAGCGGTAATTTCACACAAACCACTACAGGCTCTAAGGTACTGATTGGTTCTTTAGACTTGAGCGGTAATTTCACACAAACCACCGAGGCAAGTCTCTTACTCCTTGGGTCAAGCACACAAAGTGCAAACTTCACACAAACTACAACCGCCACTCGCATCCGCACAGCTTCAGAAACAATCGACTTTAGTTTCACGCAAACTGCTGATGGGATTGCTGTTCGTAGCGGCAGTGCAGATCTTGACTTTAGTTTTACACAAGAAACCAACGCGATTGGCATATTCGGTGGCGAATCGGATATGATAGGAGTATTCACTCAAACCTCTAATTTGGAGCTGTTGTGGGTGCAGATCGATGCGTCAGCGACGATAGAGAGTTGGGCCGAGCTTACGCACACTGGCGATACTTGGTCAGAAATAACTCCATCCGGCGATGAAACTTGGACCGAGTACGAATTCAGTCGAATCTGAGGTAAATTAAATGAGTAGTACCTACACCGAAAATAACGGGATTGAAAAGATTGCAACCGGGGCGCAGTCTGGAACCTGGGGATCAACGACCAACACAAATTTCGATATCATTGACCGGGTCTCGAATGGTGTAGGCGATATCACTTTATCCGGCACTTCTCACACGCTGACCACCACTGATGGTGTTGCTTCAGATGGGCATTACAAAGTTTTGGTTCTTGGTGGTAGCCCGACAGGCACCAACACCATCACGATCTCGCCGAATGATCAAGACAAGTTGTACTTTGTTCACAATACAACGGATCAGACAGCTACGTTTACGCAAGGATCAGGGTCCAACGTAAGTGTTTCTGCTGGAGAAACAGCCATTATTTTTGCGGATGGGGCCGGATCAGGTGCCGCAGTAACTGACCTGACTTCTTTACTTGCACTTCCTTCTAGCGTCACTGCAACACCAACAGAGCTGAACCTCTTAGATGGTGGTACATCAACCACGTCAACCACTCTTGCAGGTGCTGATGGCGTCGTAGTCAATGACAACGGCACGATGAAGCTAGCAACAATGGATAACGTTGCTAGTTTTGTAACCACTGACGCAACTTCTTTAGATTTAGAGTCGCTTGACGTAGACAGTATTACTTTAGACGGCTCTACGATCAGCACAAATACGTCTGGCAGTGATTTAACGCTTCAGCCTTATTCTTCCAGAAACATTATTCTTAGTACAGATACGGTTGAAATGAACTTTGTCGGAACAAACTCCTCAACCTATCCTCGCTATGAATTTTTTAATAAAGATTTGAGTCCTAGTGCAAACAACAGTGCGGGAGGGTTGTTTTTCAACGCTTATGATTCTGCCGCAAACATCAAGAGAGCTTACGCGACCATAGAATCCGAAATTGATGTAGTTACTTCTGGTTCAATTGACGGCAAGCTTGTGTTCTCCGTAGCAGAAGATGGTACTGTAGCGTCTAAATCAGCACCTAAGCTAACTGTTGACAGCACGACTGTAACAGTGCAAGACAACTTTGTAATTGGTACATCGACATCTGTTGACAGCATCAAAGACGAAGACGATATGACCTCGGACAGTGCCACAGCACTCGCCACACAGCAGTCAATCAAGGCGTATGTAGACAGTAAGCCGTCATTCCCCACAGTCGTTCATATTCCAAAATACTACGAAACAACTCAAACAGGGCCAGATTACAAATCAGATTCGGCGGGAACAGGTAACACAGCACTAAGCATTACAGGAACTGTTCCAACAGGGGTAACACATGCGATTCTTTCTGGGAATTTTATTCATGAGAGCAACGGCGGAACAAATAACATAAAGGTTTCGCTCGATAACGGTACGACATATACATCGAACTTATCGGACCAAAGTGTAGGCACAACCCCGCATCATCGGCAGTTGTTTTTCTCGCTATCTGATGCAGGAGTTAGTGCGGGAGACTCTTACGATTTAATCATCTTCTGGGACGCTAGCGGCGGGATTTCAAACTCAGCAAATTATGCGGCTATTTTTGATGGCCTGTTAACTTGGGTTGTTACATAGGGAGAGCAGAGATGCCACTGACTGCGCTCAAGTTTAGACCCGGAATTAACGGAGAAGTAACCAGCTACTCAAATGAGAACGGTTGGCGGGATGGCGATAAAATACGGTTCCGCTTTGGGTTTCCTGAAAAAATAGGTGGGTGGCAAAAATATTCTCCCAACACATATTTGGGAACAGCCCGCCGTTTACACAACTGGATTGCGTTGGACGGGTCTAACTATCTGGGCGTTGGCACTCACCTTAAATATTACATTGAAGAGGGGGAAAGCTTTTCTGACATTACCCCTATTCGAGAGACTACCGCCGCCGGAGATGTAACCTTTTCTGCCACTTCGGGCAGTAGTGTTATTACTGTTACCGATACAAATAACGGGGTTTTTGAGAACGACTTTGTCACGTTTTCAGGAGCGGCGTCGTTAGGCGGGAATATCACTGCCGCGATTTTGAACGATGAGCATCAAGTTGTTTCTGTTACTGACGCTAATACCTACACCATTGATGTAGGTACATCTGCTAATGCATCCGATACAGGAAGCGGTGGTAGCAGTACCGTAGGCACTTACCAGATCAACGTAGGGTTGGACTCTCAGGTCGGGGGCACTGGCTGGGGTTCTTCGACGTGGGGCCGTGGAACTTGGGGTTCCGCTTCCAGTTCTACAACAACAACCGAACTAAGGGTTTGGTCGCACGACAACTTCGGTGAAGATTTATTGATATGTGCTCGTGATTCAAACATTTACTACTGGGATAAATCTTCTGGTCTTTCGACACGAGCGGTAGAGCTGAGTACCTACAGCAGTGGACAAACCAGTGTTCCTCAAGTTGCTAAACAAATTCTTGTGTCCGACCAAGACCGGCACGTTATCGCATTTGGTTGCGATGGTCTGGGGTCCAATTCCTCTGACACACAAGGGGACGGCGCACAGGACCCGCTATTGATCCGGTTCTCTACTCAAGAAAACCCTGTCGATTGGTGGCCTACTGCGACCAACACTGCGGGGGACTTGCGCCTTGGATCGGGATCAGAGTTTGTTCAAGCCGTTGAGACTAAACGAGAGATTTTGATTTGGACGAATACATCATTGCATTCAATGCGGTTCATTGGTCCTCCATTCACGTTTGGTATAACACAGCTATCAAACAACATTACGATTATGGGACCTGCCGCGGCGGCTGGGACCGAGGACTTTGTGTTCTGGATGGGCATCGACAACTTCTATGTCTATGCTGGCCAGACGCAACAACTGTCATGCCCAGTCAAGGATCACGTTTTTAACGACTTTAACCTTGCCCAGAAAGATAAGGTCATCTCAGGCATTAACTCAGAGTTTAGTGAGGTTTGGTGGTTCTACCCGTCTGAAGAGAACTCTTTAGAAAACGGTGGCACAGGTGAAGTAGACAAGTACGTTGTGTACAACTACGGCGAAAAAGTGTGGTATTACGGCAACCTATCGCGCACTGCATGGTTGGATCGCGGCACTCGGAACTATCCAATTGCTTCTAACGGAGGCTATTTATATAACCATGAGTTTGGTTATGACGATGAAACAAGCGCATTAGACGCCTTCATTGAGTCGTCACCAATCGATATTGGCGATGGAGATAAGTTCACCTACATCAACCGTGTCATTCCTGACCTGACTTACGAGGGTTCTACCGAACTAAGCAGTCCTCAAGTCACGATGACCGTAAAGGCTAAAAACTTTCCGGGCGCGAGCTTTGACAACACTGCAAACGAAGATGTTATTAGAACGTCTGCTTCTCCAGTAGAGACTTACACTAATCAAATCCATGTTCGAGCAAGAGGCAGATCGTTTGCACTCCGCGTAGAATCTGACTCATTAGGCACCAAATGGAAGTTGGGTACACCTCGAATAGACATTCGACCGGACGGTAAACGCTAATGGCTTCTAGTCAATTACCCCCACCCCGACTCCCCGAACCGCCCGCGGAAATATCTCAGGTCTATATGCAAGACTTACTTCGGGCGTTAGAATTGTTTATAGCACAGGAACGTAACCCTGGTGAGCTTCGTGGCACGAAGATTACGCTGACTGAACTACCAACATCGGCTACAGGTCTTGAAACAGGATCTTTGTACAATGACTCAGGAACAGTGAAAATAGTGACATGATGAATCAAGGTATCGCCAGTATTTACCCCTTTATCGAGTATCTCCAGAGGATGCAAACCCAAGGCTATGCTGTTGGCGGGTTGATTGAAGGCCCCGGAACAGGGACTAGCGACGATATTCCTGCTATTATTCTTCAAAATGGCGTACCAGTTGAGAACGCCCTGTTATCTGACAAAGAGTTTGTCATGACCAACAAGGCTGTTTTGGGTGCTGGAAACGGCAATTACGAAAAAGGTGCCGCTAAAATGTACGAAATGATGCAACAGTACGAGGCGATGGCATAATGGCTAGTACAACACAGACGCTTTCTCTTCCCGAATATCAGGAAAATTATCTAAAAGACCTTCTTGCCTCGGCAAAAGGTGTTGGCGAAACCCCTGTTTCTATTCCAGAGGCACAAGTTGCCGGACTAACCCCCGCTCAACAAGAAGCTATCCGCTTGGGCTTGGCAGGTGTTGGTGCTTACGCTCCAATGATGGAGGCAGGCGAAGCAAGTCTTGGTGCAGGAGCCGGGGCTATTGCACAGGGTATCGGAACAGCCTTGTCTGGCGCACCTTTGTTGATGGGCACAACCGGTGCCTATGACCCGCAGTCGTACAAAGACTTTATGGATCCCTACACAGAAGAGGTGATCCGTGCAACAGAGGCTGATATTGCACGTCAGGGAGAAATCGCGCAGAAAGGACTTGCTGGTCAGGCTGTGCAGTCTGGCGCGTTTGGTGGATCTCGGGCCGCGGTTGCTGGTGCAGAGCTTGGTCGTAACGTTGCTGACCAGATGGCACGGACAGGTGCACAGCTCCGTTCTGCCGGTTTCCAACAGGCACAACAACAGGCACAGAATGCATTCCAGAATCAGATGGCACGTCAGCAATCAGCGGCGCAGTTGTTTGGTGCGTTGGGCCAAGGTGTTGGAGCCTTGGGCGGTCAGCTTGCTAAGACTGGTCTGTCACAGGCCGCTCTTGGCGAGTCAGCGCAGGCCGCACAACAGCGTGATATTAACGCATTGATGTCGTTGGGTGGACTCGAGCAGGCACAAGCACAGGCCGAGTTAGACGTTGGTCGGGCCTCGGCTCTTGAACAACAGTATGAGCCGTACCAGCGTATTGGTTTCATGTCCGATATCTTCCGTGGCGTACCAACAGCGCAACAGGTCACACAGACTTCAACCACACCTGACCCAGGATTCCTACAGCAGGCGTTAGGCTTTGGTACGGGTATCGCAGGACTGTCACAGGCAGGACTCTTCGGTAGTGGTGGTATTAGTGGACTTGTCGGAGGGCTGTTCTCGTGAACAATGTGATGAACCGCAAGATGTTTCGTCCTCGGAATGCCAGAAACAAGCTCAATCAAATGGGCGGTATCATGGCGTCTAGTGCTCCGTTGATGCAGTCAGTGCAACGGTTTTCTAATGGAACACAAGTAAACGTACGTTCAGGTCCAAGCACAATTAGTAAGTTTGGTCAGGTTATGTCGCCGACGGGATATGGTGTAAGTTCAAGTTTTCCGTATCAACGAACCACCGCTCCAATGCAAAATCCGGCTGTTCAAAGCGCAATTAATCGCAATATTCAGGCGCAACGTGCACTTAATGCAGGAATAGCTGATATGCCTGCAACAGGTCTTGTAAAGCAGGACCCAGAGAGTCAAGGATTTTTCAATCGGCTCTATCGAGATGTGGCACAACCCGTAGGCTCTGCTGTTGCAGACTTCTTTGCACCAGACGACCCTAAAGAACGAGTCAATCAATCAAATCTTCGTGGCATTCTGGGTCTTGATCCTGTTGGGGTGGCACAGCCAAAAGTTCGTGAAGGTATTCAAACAATAACCGAAGACGTTCCACCTGAATTTGGTGTTAAGCCGACGATGACAAGTCTGCAAGAGGCAGAGATTGCAACGCAAGGCTCTGATCAGCTTGTCCCAACACAGCAACCTTTGAGTCGGATGGGCACCGACGAAGAAGACGTTTTCACAGAAGACGTTGGTAGTTTGTCGATTCTTGGTGACAGGGACTTAGCGCAGGCTGGTGCAGACGAAGAGGATGCGTTTACAGAAGAAGGTGAAGTCTCTCGTGCTGATGATGTGTTCGACGGTGCTGATGCTGACGATGCAGTAATCCCTACGACAACTGCAAAGAAAGACAAAGGTATCACCGAACAGGTAAACCCTGCCGCGACAAGCGCGTCGGTGGCGGTGGCAAAGGTTAATCCAACTAGCAAGAAGTCTGTTCAAGAGTCCTCTCAGTTTGTTGGCAATTTGATCATGGAAGCTATTCAGAAAGGCGATGTTGATGGTGCAGAAGAGGTTGCCGCATCTGCTCTTGGTGCAGACGAGGCCGCTTCGAGTGGTGCTAAGAGCACCGAAGACCGGATTAAGCGTCAACGAGACATTATTGCCAAGGTCATGGGTGTAGACCCCGAGCAGTATAAGCAAGATCGCGGCATGGCTATTGCGAACTTCGGCTTCGCTTTGATGAACAAGAGCATCGGAGAAGCAGGACAGCAGTTAGTTGCTGATCTGAAAGCAAACAATGCCGCTCAACAAGCTCGTGAAGATAAGATCAATTCGACCGCTATTAGTACGGTTCTTGGCCGTGAGGAAAAGGAAGCAGATCGTCAGTTTACTCGCGACATGAAGCGGGTTGATCAGGCGCACGATTGGCGGAAGCTAGAAACAGTTGAAGGAAACAAACTGACTCGCTTGACTGCGGACATGAACTTCCGTGGGTATATGAACGATGTTAACAATACGTTGAAGCTGAACTTGAAAGACAAAGACATTGAGATGTTTAACGCTCGTTTGTCTAATGACGCGAAGATGCTCGCTGACCGTATCGCCTCCGCAGAAAAAATTGCTTCCGACAACAATCTGTCACAAAATGCAAGAAATCAGGCAACCATTGACGCATCAAATGCTCGAGCGGTTCTGTCTGGGCTAGGGGATGGAACCAAGTTGGCGTTGATTGAGGGTCAGCAAAAAGGTTTTACAGGCACAGAGCTGAATGACTTTGTATCTAAGCGTTCTAAGGAGCTTGCCACAGAAAGCACCTTGACCGGTCCTGACAGCCTACGACGGATGATTACCACTGTCGCTCCTCAAATTATGAAAGAGGAAGACATTGGCTTTGATGAAGCGGTGCAGAAGATTCTTGACTCTAACGAGATACAGCAGTTCTTCTCGGCAGATTTAGAAGCACTTGGGATCACCCGAGAGTCTTCTTCAACAAGAGTATCAGTCACAAAGGACCCAAATAACTTGTCCGAGGCGGAGTTAAAGAATATGTGGGACTCTGGTGCAAGATCTATTGAATACGATGGCAAGATATACCCATTAGAAAATCCTGGGGGTTAAATGGCTATCAAGCTAGGTTCTCCAATTGAGTCCACAGGTCTTCGGGTAGGAACCCCTGTTGCAGGAGAAACTGTTCCACAGGAAGAAGGTGTTCTTCAAGAGCTTGGCGAAGGTATTGCGTCAGGCTTACTTGCCATTCCACAAGGTATCGCTGAACTAGCAGGTTCAGGCATCGACCTGATGCTTGACACCAACTACAGCGCAAACGCCACAAGAAATGCAAACAGAATTCGTGAAGCCTTGGGCCTCGATCCAGAAGGATTTGTTGGTAAAGGCGCGGAAGTCATCACTCAGTTCGTGGTTCCCGGTCTTGGTGCCGCGAGTGCTGTATCTAAAGCCTCGAAACTTGGCAAGCTACAACGCTCTGGTGCAGAGTTAAATTCACAACAAAAATTTGCCCTTGGCGCAGAACAAGTAGCCGCCGCTATTGGTGCCGACATCATGGTCTCGACTGATGGAATCACTACCATTGGTGACTTCTTCGAGGGCGGTCCTACTCAGACAGATCAAGAAGTTGGGCTGACTGGTCGTGAAGAAGCTCTTCGTCGCCTGTCCAACAAGCTCAAGGTTGGTGCAGAGACAGGTGCTATCGTAGCCACTGCCCCAGTAGCTTTGGCCGGTGCGGGTGCCGCAGTGATGAAGACTGCCGATGTTGTTGGCACTGCCGCCGCTCCAGTACTTTCTCCAATTGCTCGAGGCATTCAAGAATCACGAGTTGTAACAGGAACTCGTGATTACCTCGATCGCATTGAGACTGTTAGACGTCTTGATGAGACACAGTCTACGTTTAGCAATGTACTGGCGGATACACTTGGTGCGCTCCGCTATCGTGGGCTACTGCCTCAAGAAATTGCTGAAGCTCGGTCAAACATCATCGGTATCGGTGAGGGTGAGATTAAAGTTGCTCAAAATACTTTGAACGAACTGAACACAGTAATCGATGACATTACAAAAAATAACTCTGACTTCACGCGCACTCAGATACTGAACAACGTCGAGGCGTATCTTGATCCTTTGTCCAAAGGCAAGAATGTGGAGAAGGCACAACGTGAAGCACTCGACAACTTGCCGACTGAGATACAGCCAATCGTCAAGAAGATGCGAACACACATTGATGATCTATCGCGAAGCATTCTAGACAGTGACCTGATTAACCGTCTTAAAAACGAAATGCCTGTCAGTGCGAAGAAGCCAAAAGAAAACATCGGCGAAACACTGTCTCAAACAATTGAGAAAAACCTCAACACATACCTCCGAAAGAAGTTTCTTGTTCAGAGTGATCCGAACTACAAGATTTCCAAGGAGTCTATGGAAGAGGCGATCACTGCCTTTATGAAAAAAGACAATGAAGGCGACACACTGAGACTGTTAAAGGCATTGCACGCAGAAGACCCTAAGCTTTACACGAAAGCAAAGCTAGGCTTGAACGACGCAGGGGACGGGCTTCTAGGCAATACTGTCAGTAGAGATCAGGCCAAAATGGCCGCTGAAAAATTTGTCAAAGATCAACAGAAAAAGTTTATTGGTAAGGAAACAGAGGGCCGGGTTGCGATAGACCGTATCCGTGCAGGCATGTTCCTTGACCGTAAGCGTATGCCAGAGTATCAGCGCAAGCTATTAGGTGAGGTCCGTGATCCAGAAGAAGCGTATCTCAATACCATTGCTGATCTTGCAGAGTTTAAAGCAGTGGACGATTACTTTGGCAAGATTCGTTTGCTTGCAAATGATAAAAGCGGTGTAGGCCGCTTGTTTATTGAACCTGGATCCCAGGCCCCAGAAGGCTTCGTCAAGCTTGGTGAAGAAGGACTGCAAGACCTGAAGAGTATTGGTAAGTCTACCTACGGCTCCCTTGAAGGTTATCAGGTTCCAAAGCGTGTTTATAACGAACTGACCCGTGCATTGCGACAGGACACAGGTGTTGTCAGTAAAGCACTGATGTCTACTTACGCTGGCTTCTTACGGGCCAAAGGTTTTACTCAATACGGTAAGACTGTACTGTCCCCAATCACGCAGATTCGTAACGTGACTTCTGCTTCTCTATTTGCTCTTGCTCAAGGAAACGTGGGCCGAGGTGCGAACCTTTGGGAGTCCGTTGGTCTTGTGATGGATGACATCAAAAAAATCACCCCAGAAGCACAGCTCAGAGAGCTACAAGATATGCAGGCGCGTGGGGTCATTGGCACACAGGCAGAACTACAAGAAATTCGTCGCTTGATCAACGAAGGGGCGGCTGTCGGTACTCGGACCGTGGAACAGGGACGAGGGGTAGGTAAAGTTTTTGGTGAAAAGATTGCCCAGTCTCGAGGCGGAGACTTCTTACAGAGCGCAGGCAAAAAGATTGCGGGCGTTGGTCAGAAGGCGGAAGACTTCTATCAGGGCGGTGATAACATCTGGAAGATTTACAACTACAAGTTTGAGCAGTCCAAACTTCGTAATGCTTTGAACTCAATGGACGAAGCAGGGCGTACACAGTTTTTACGTCGTAGAGGCTTTGACAGTGCTGAAGAGTTTATAAAGGACGAGGCCGCTCGGATCGTACGCAATACCGTACCGAACTATAACCTCGCGCCAGAGGTGATCAAGACGATTCGTAAGTTACCGATTGGTAACTTCATTGCCTTCCCGTATGAAATTTTACGGACAAGCGCAAACACCGTCGCTCGCGGCCTCGATGAGCTTGCATCAGAAGTTCCTGAGTTTCAGAAGATTGGTATGCGTCGGTTGATGGGTGCCGCTGGCACATTCTCCATCTTCCCTGCCGCACTCAGCCAGTTTGCACACGAGACAAGCGGCGTATCTGAAGAAGAGATGGAAGCGTTCAAGCGGTCGGTTGCCGCTCCTTGGGAAAAGAACGCACGTTTGATTCCTACAGGACGAGACGAAAACGGCCTGCCAACATACATTAACTACAGCTACACCAACCCATACGACATGCTCGAGCGCGTGGTGCACGGTGCAATCAACAAGTTTGAAGAAGGCAAACTGCTCGGTAAATCTGGGGCACAAGCTACAGCAGAAGCATCATTTGAAGGTTTGT